CTAATCTAATCTGGATCAGAGATAGTGCAGACAACTGCCGACCATTAACCTATAAAGAACTACAAGAGAAACTACAATGGAAGATTACGGACACTGGCACCCCCTTACAGAACGACCAGACAACGCCTTTGGATTCATCTACTACATCGAAAACCTTGAAACAGGAAGACGATACATTGGAAGAAAGCAACTAATAAGTGTCTCAAGAAAACTTAAACCCGGTGCCTCAAGACGAACTGTCACACGTAAGGAATCTGATTGGCGTAACTACACCTCTTCATGCAGAGAACTTTTGGACGATATTAAGCGATCGGGACTTGACGTATTTACATTTGTTATCTATAAATGGTGCATCGGTCCCGGAGATCTTACATACAGCGAAGTGCAAGAGCAATGGGCATGTGAGGTCTTATCCCGAGAGGAACTCCCTAATGGAGAGCGTGTCTGGTATAACGGTAACATCGGAGCAGTAAAATTCCTGAAACCTAAAACATTATGAGTAAGAAACCTAGACAAGAAAAACAATATGATGAAGACTTACCTTCTTTAAAGGACGAGTTCAAGAATCAGTTTAAGCGTAAAAAAGAAACACAACAAGAAGCTAAACAACGTAGACAGCGTATCAGGGAAATTCAAGAAGATCAATATTGGAATTAAATATGAGTCGTTGGTACCATGCACCATGCCCTAAATGTCATTCATCAGATGCCTTTTCTTATAAAGATGAAGATGAATGGGGCTTTTGTTTTAGTTGTAATAAGAATTCACCTATCAATCCTGAAGTAAAGTCTTCAACATATACCAAAGAAAATTACGATATGCACACACTAAATGAAATTCAATCTTATGACACCCGTGGTTTTCAAGAACGAGGTATTACAAAAACAGTTGCTGCATACTACGGCGTTAAAGTTAGCTATGCAGAAGACGGTACTATCAGTAGCCACTTCTATCCTTATACTAAGGACAGTCAGATTGTGGCATACAAAGAACGTAAGCTACCAAAGAAGTTTAATATCCACGGTGAATTCAAGGATGTACAGTTCTTCGGACAAAGTGTATCGTCTGGAGGAAAACGGATTGTTATCGCTGAGGGTGAACTCGATGCTCTGGCAGTTGCTCAAGCACAATACGATAAGTATCAACGATTTTATCCAGCGGTTGCGGTCCCGTCAGCTAGCAGTAAGTCTCTCATCCTTGAACAGCGCGAGTGGTTACGATCTTTCGATGAGGTAGTATTATGCTTTGACATGGATGAACCCGGTCAAAAAGCTGCTCAAGAAGCTGCTAAGATAATTGGCTATGATAAAGTCAAATTAGTTACGCTACCTGAAAAAGATCCGTGCGATGTGCTTATTAAACATGGGTCACTAAAGCTAATGCAATGTATCTTTGATGCCAAAGAGATGAGTCCTGCTGGTATTGTTAAAGGCGAAGCTGTATGGGAACAATTTAAGCTTAAGCAAACAATTGTATCTTTACCTTACCCTCATTGCCTGGACTCTCTGAATGAGAAACTTTTTGGTATGCGTCTGGGCGAAATTGTTTTGTTCACCTCAGGTACAGGCTCAGGTAAGTCAACTGTTATTAAAGAGATTGTCTTAAATATCCTTGAAAAGACTGGGGATATGGTAGGCATGGTATCATTAGAGGAATCTGTGGGTGATACTGCAGAGAAATTTATTGGTATGGAACTTAAGAAGAACCTTACTGTAGATGACGTAACCGAAGAGGAACAGTATGCTGCCTTTAATAAAGTGTTTGGTGATGAACGGTTGGTTTTACTTGATCATCAAGGTTCTGTAAGTGATGAGTCTCTAGTAGACAAGATGGAACGACTAGCTTTAATGGGTTGCAAGTATATTATCCTAGACCACATTACTATTGCTGTAAGTGAAGGTTCTAAAGGTAAAACAGGTAATGAGGCTGTTGACTCATTGATGTCTGACTTACTTAAGCTATGTAAGAAGCACAACATCTGGTTAGGTGTTGTATCTCACCTACGTAAAGGTGAAAAGCCTTTTGAAGAAGGTCATTTACCTTCTATTGACGATATCAAAGGTTCTGGTTCTATCAAACAGATTTCCTTTGACATTATTGCTTTTGCTCGTAACATGATTGCTGAGACAGAGCAACTACGTAACACTATTAAGTTACGGGTACTTAAATCACGGTTCACAGGTAAAACTGGTGACTGTGGTAGTACCAGCTACGACTCTAAAACAGGTCGTCTAAAGAAAACTTCTCTTGTTGACTTTGATTAAATAACAAAATGAATCCACTACAATATCTTACTGAACGTGTATCGAAGATTGCCCTCAACTCAGATAAGATTCAGAATGAAGGTGCTCGTCTTCTGGCACATCATTCAACTTGGGAGTATGATCTCGAACGATTTATCAATGAGGCATGGGATACCTTACTCAAGTACTGTATCCGAAATAAAAATGCTACCCATTCAGCATCCGTTAAACTCACATTTGCATCTGATCTTATTGGAAAAAGAATTGCCCGAGGTATTGGGGCTGACGAATCAGATATCAAAACTACTTTGTCTCTGGGAGATCTTCTACTTGAGACATTCCTACAAGATAGCCTAATAGATATCTTCAGAGAATACGATGGTCGTAAGGCACCTTACTTAGTTCGTATTGTTAATATGGACGATGACATTAAGCCTACACTTATCGGTACTTCTTTTGAACCCTTACTACCTATTGCTGGTTTATATAGCCCTTTAACTAAAGAACCTTTTATTAAAGGATGGACTAACAGTAAACTGTTTCACGAGTACTTAAGTAAACCTTTCATTCAAAGCCTTGAAGGGTTACGTCAACAACCTTGGCAGTTAAATCAACCATTGTTGTCTGCTATGAAAGCGGTTAAACCACCAGAAATACTGGAGTTAGTCGATGAAAATGGTGAGATCCAACTATACAATATCCACCATGAAAACCTGCACTTACCAAAGAAGCTTAATAACCTTGACGGTACAAAATTCTTAGGTAAGAAAGACCCTAAGCTACAACGTATGCTTAGTAAATACTTTGAGTATAATCAAGTCATTAAGAAGGCTGAGTTGGTTGGTAACAAAACATTTTATCAAGAGGTATCCTGTGACTATCGTGGACGAGTATATTACGCTGAATCCTTTCTTGAATTCCAAGGAAGCGATCTTGCTCGATCCTTGTTTTTGTTTGCTAACAAAAAACGGGTCAGTGAACGAGGCTACTACTGGCTTAGTGTGCACACTGCAGCTTGTTACAACAAATCATATTCAATCGATGAGCTTAAAAGTATGGTATACCTTACCACAGATTATGCTAAATACCTCCAAGATGAAGGTCTGGACACTATCTCTGTAGATAAAATGACGCTGGATGATCGTGCTCTATGGGTTAAACATAACCTAGAGTTTATTATTCAATCAGCTCGTGCTAAATACATTGATCACAGTGCCGAAAAACCTTATAGCTTCTTAGCTTGTTGTATTGAGATTGCTGCATATCATAAGTGTAAAATCTTACGACAAGAATACATGTCAGGGTTTCCTATTCCTATTGATGGTAGTAACAACGGTTGGCAACATCTGGCAGCTATGTCTAAGGATAAACAAGCAGGTACATTAGTCTCCTTAGTACCTACTCCTATTCAGAAAGACTTCTATGTAGCTGTGGCTAAAGAGCTTATTACTGTTATGCCTGAGTGGTTCAATGAAAAACAAATGCCCATGAAACATATCCGTAAAGGCATTGCCAAACGTGGTTCTATGACCCGAGCATACTCAGCGGGTAAGCAACGTATTGCAAAGAACATGTATGACGATTGTCACATGGAAGGCTTTACGGTAAAGTATGGTATCAGTGAAGATGACTGTAATAACCTTTCCAGTAACCTTATTAAAGCTATTAACAGTGTATGTGCTGGTCCACTGAAAACTACTAAGTTCCTACAGAAAATAGCTGAACATGAATTAAACTCTGACCGTAACAATCTGACTTGGCATACCCCAAGTGGTTTTCCTGTAGTGTATAAGGCTAACCTACAACATGAAAGGAAACAACGTGGTACTATTAAAGGTATTCAAGGCAACAAAGACGGTCGTGTCATGCATGTGGTTAAAGTCGATGTTATTAATAAAGAGACTAATGAGCGTGTACCTTGCCGCCGTAGTTTTGCGTCTGGTATTAGCCCTAACGTTGTTCATTCCTATGATGCTGCTCATATGGCTAACACTATTGTTTCTTTCAATGGTTCATTTGGTGCGGTTCACGACTCATTTAGTACCCATGCTGATGAAGTGGACTTTCTACAAGAAGTAACTAAAGTAACATTCATTGCACAATATGATGTGGAAAACTTCTTTGAAGTACTTAAAGATACTTTGATGCTTAACAAAGACTCCTTTACTTTTGAACAACCTGAGCTAGGTAATTTAGACTTAGCCGAAGTAATTAATTCAAAATATTTCTTTTGCTAATGTAGCGAGAATAGCTGGTACCTAATACCTAACAATAAATACTAACAAGGAACAACAATGAATATTAAGATTGAATACATCCGTGATACTTTGCTTACAGATTATGCTGTAGATATGATCATGGATTTTTATTCTAAAGAGGGTGAGAATTCCCCACAAGACGTGTTTGCACGAGCAGCATGGGCATGGAGCGTATACAAAGGTGTACGAGACGAAGACTTGGCACAACGTCTGTATGACTATGTGTCTAAGAAGTGGTTTATGTTTGCCTCTCCTGTGCTTTCAAATGCACCTATTGACGGTCAGAAAGCTAAAGGATTACCTATTAGTTGTTTCCTTACATACGTACCTGATACTGTCCAAGGTTTGATTGATCACTCATCTGAGCTACGTTGGTTGTCTGTGATGGGTGGTGGTGTTGGTGGTCATTGGTCTGATGTTCGTTCAGTATCTGATGTGGCACCTGGTCCTATTCCTTTCTTACATACAGTAGATGCGGATATGACTGCATACCGACAAGGTAAAACAAGGAAAGGCTCTTATGCTGCTTACCTTAACATTGAGCATCCTGATATTCTTGAGTTCATTGGTCTACGTATTCCTACCGGAGATACTAACCGCAAATGTTTTAATCTACACAACGCTGTCAACATCTCAGACAAGTTTATGGAAGCAGTTAAGGCAGGTAGTAAATACGAACTAGTAGACCC